TCCTTGGCTGTGGCTACGGCATGGGCGCAGTGAAGTTCCAAGCGCAGCTAAAGACTTTCGGTGTATCGCTGCCATCGTCAGAGTGTGCCAGCATCGTATATAAGTACAGGGACCAGTTCGACCACATACCACTTTTGTGGGAGCAAGGGGACAAGGCTCTTGACGCGCTTATGTCTACTAGGACCGCACCTCTAGGTAAGCATGAAGCAGTGTTAGTGGATACGTTTGGTATCAAGCTGCCTAACGGCATGTACCTGCGGTACGATAACCTACGCAAAGAGCGGGACAAGAAGTCAGGCCGTGACCAGTTTGTCTACGATGTCAAGAAGGGATACTCTAAGCTGCCTACGTACATATATGGGGGTAAGCTTATAGAGAACGTGTGTCAGGCACTGGCCCGTATCATCATAGGTGAGCAGATGCTCATGATCGCACGTAAGTATCGTGTGGTGATGACCGTTCATGATGCTGTGGGTGCACTTGCCCCCGTAGAAGAGGCTGACAAAGCCCGTGCGTTTGTAGAAGCATGCATGCGCATGCGCCCCAAGTGGGCACCGACATTACCATTAAACTGCGAAAGCAAAATAGGAGCAAGCTATGGAGGATGAGATAACACCTGAGACTTTAATTAGTGACCTAGAAACGTCCATGCGGCTGAAGAACTGCTTTATAAACGAGCATGAGTATCTACGCTCACGCGGTGAAATTAATGATGGACCCGCAAAAGTGAAGCATTTCCTAGACATGGAGTTTGCCCACTTATTCCGCATACCTAACTTCGGACGTAAGACCCTTTACGAGTGGCGTGAATTAACATTCCATCTAAGGGGCGACGACGTTCCAGACAACGAGGAATACGTAGCGGAGGTAAAGCTGCTCAAGGGTATAACTGCACAGATAAGGCTGATTGCTGGCAATCACAAAGCCACAGGCACGTTATACAGCAAGCTAGCGGACCTCATAGACAACATAAAATAGGAGCAAGCTATGGCGGATGAACCACATGATGCAGTAAAACTATTACTCGCACGGATGGAAAGCCACCCCGAAGAGTTTAGGTTTAAGGAAAGTGGATACCATGACCGGTGGTATAACCATATAAGCTCAATAAACTCTTACGGAAACGAAGCTGACATAGCTGCGCTTGCGGCAAAGACACGTGATATTCGTATGGCTGAAGTCCATGAGCAGATAATGGAAGAGCTTTGCAACGGCCCCGAGAACCGCCGCAAGGAAGAGGAAGAAGCTGAGTACGAACGTAAGCTGGCTGTACTAGCCGCACAAAAGGCGCAGCAGAAGCAGATACAGCAGAACAACCAGACCGCCATGCAGAAGATTGACACTAGCATAGGAGTAAGAACATGACCGAATATCAATTTACAAAAGACTGGTTTAACTGGGCACCGGCAGTGTGGGAGCAGCTTACCCCTATGCTGTCAGGTGTAGCAGGGAAGCGCAACTTCCTTGAGATAGGTTCCTTTGAAGGACGCAGTAGCGTCTGGATTGCCGAGAACATGATGCAGGATGGCGACCACTTGCGCTGTATCGACACTTGGGAAGGCGGCGAAGAACACGGCGAAGAGAACATGAGCGAGGTAGAAGAACGGTTCCGTGCCAATTTGATTGTCGCTACGGAGAAGTTTCCAGAGCGCCTTATCTTCCAGAGCAAGGGTACCTCAGTTGCTAGGCTAGCCCAGCTTCAAGGCAAGACGATGTTCGACTTCGTCTACATCGACGGAAGTCACAAGGCACCCGATGTGTTGACCGACGCATGTATGTCTTGGCCCATGCTCAAACCCACAGGGTTTATGGTGTTTGATGATTACATGTGGGGTGACCCCCGCGATGCACTGCACCGCCCTAAGATTGCCATCGACGCTTTTACCAATATCTTTGGTGAGACAGCGGAGATTGTCCACGTAGGTTATCAACTAGTAGTACGTAAGAAAGGATAAGGATATGTTTGATTTAGTTAGTTTAATTGTCGGTGCCTCAAGCGGTTTCTTTCTAGGTATATTTATTACCACAACCCGCACGGGGCAAGTTAAAGAAGAGAACGAGCGGCTTAACGCTGAACTAAAGACCCTTACTGACCGCGACGAGCGTGGTCGGTTCAAAGGAAGTAAAACCAAGTAACAACCAAAGAAGGAGCAAGTACCATGCCTACCACTAGTAACACATACAAAGTACAAACAAACACCATACAGTCGGAAGTCTTTGAAGCTATGAAGACTCACCACAACAAGACGTCACGTGAACTGCATGAGGTATTACCACACCTTACATTACAGAACGTGTCTGCTGCAGTTAACGCACTGCGAACGAAGGGGTTAGTAGCTATAACCGCCCACAAGCAGGAAACCAGTGACGCTGGTAATGCCAAAAGTTATCGGTGTTATTCTGTAGACTTTGGCAAAGTAAAGAAACCCACACCACCAAGTGCACCGTCAAACGTGCAGCCTGATTTATTTGGTTCGCTTATTAAGACGTTAGAAGCAGAGGTTATTGCACTGCAGCAATGGAGAGAAGCTGCAATACTTCGTTACCCAGACTTGGATGTAGACCCACTGCTACTTGAAGCACGGGCGTTGTTAGCTGCGGAAGCAGACGAACAAAACTGCAAACCGGCTTCACATGCTTATATTAACGGCAATAGAGACCACACTATAGCGGTTCGGGCTTTGGTTAAGTCGTTAGGGGGTAGGAAGTGACTGAAGAGAAACGACCTAAGATAATGATTGCTACCCCCATGTATGGGGGCATGTGTACTGGCATGTATGTGCTTGGCTTGCTCAACACTATGAACGTAATGCGTGAGCTTAAAGTTGAGGTGCGTTGGGCGCACATGACCAACGAGAGCCTTATTACCCGCGCACGTAACGAGCTTGCTCGTGCTTTCTTAGCCTCAGACTGCGACTACCTTATGTTTATCGACGCCGATATTGGCTTCGATGGGCAAGCTATCGCTCACCTGTTGGCCGTGGACGACGATGTCGTATGCGGTATCTACCCAAAGAAGGAAGTGAACTGGGATAGCGTTAAACGCGCAGCACTCGCCGGCAAGGAAGACTTGCAAGACCACGGCGGTGCCTTTGTGTTTAACATGGTAGGTGAAGCGCACGTTGAGACTGACGAGCGCGGTACAATAGAAGTGCGGCATGGTGGCACAGGCTTCATGCTAATCAAGCGGGGGGTGTTCGACCATCTTACGCCACACGTACCGACATACCGGACATCATCGTTCATCAAACCAGATGGTGAGTATGAGAAGCCGCTGACACATGAGTACTTTGCTACGTCAATAGACGAGAGCGGTGCGCTGCTGTCTGAAGACTACCACTTTTGCGAACTGTTTCGCAAGCACGGGGGGAAGATACACGCCCACCCCTTCGTGAAATTGGACCACGTTGGGACATATGTTTACAACGGGGACATTTTAAAATCGGGCGGAAACCTAAAGTAAGGAGCAAGTGAAATGAGTAAGAGTAACAAAGCAGAAGATATTATGAAGCTACTGAAGCGTGGCTACTCTATCAAAAACATTAAGAAACTAGCCAAAACGAGCGAAAGCTACATCTACTTAGTTAAGAAGAGGTTGGAAGAAGCAGCAGGGGAAGTCATAACCACGGCGGATGAAGCCATAACTGAAGCCGCAGCGGCGGTCAAAGAGGCTTGTACCTTTACGCCTAAACCCGAACCCGAAGTCAAGGCTAAGGAAGAAGAGTTGGATACTGTGTTAGACAGAAGAGAAGAACAGTACGGTTCGTACATGCAGTCCGCAGACACAGCTATCAAGATTAAAGGTGCAATGCACAACGCAATTGCCCGTAACGACTTACACCTGTTCCCCGACCAGTTGATGTCGTTGGACATGATTGCAGTGAAGATAAGTCGTATAGTAAATGGTAACCCTGCACACCGAGATAGCTGGCTAGACATCGCTGGTTATGCTATGTTGGTGGCTGACCGTCTTCAAGGAAAGAGCAGATAGCATGACAGCGTGGTCCTATAGTAGCATAAAGACCTTCGATCAGTGTCCTAAGAAGTACTTCCACCTTAAGGTGATTAAGGACGTAAAGGACGACCCCGGCGAAGCAGCTATCTATGGGACCAACGCGCACGGAGCAGCCGAGCATTATATTAAGCATGGTACACCGATACCAGAAAAGTTTGCTGTAATGCGGCCTGTGGTAGAAGTTCTGGCCCAGTTTGAGGGTGAGAAGCATACCGAGATGAGGCTTGGCGTCAGGAAGACGGATACTGGCTACGAGCCGTGCGGCTTCTTTGCTAAGGACGTATGGTGGCGCGGTATTGTTGATTTGCTTATAGTGAACGGCAAGACTGCCCACATGGTAGATTACAAGACAGGCAAGAACGCCAAGTATGCGGACATGAAGCAGCTAGACCTTATGGCTGGCGCGGTATTCGTGCACTACCCAGAGATAACCAAGGTTAAGTCGGGGCTGGCTTTTGTAGTCAGTAACGAGTTTCCTAAGAAGACTCACACCCGTAAGCACTTGGATACGTACCTATCCGTGTTTGATGACCAGCTAGAACAGCTTGAGGCCAGCATGCGAAATGGTGTATGGAACGCAAAGACTAGCCCCCTATGCGGCTGGTGCCCCGTTAAGGGTTGTGAGCATTGGAAGCCTAGGAGGTATTAATGGCACGGGATTATAGAGCGGAGTACGACAAGTACCAAGGCACAGATGTTCAGAAGAAGAACCGCGCTGCGCGCAATGCGGCTCGTGCCAAGATGGCTAAGGCCGGTAAGGTACATAAGGGCGATGATAAAGACGTTGCTCACACAAAAGCATTTGACAAAGGCGGCACAAACAAGACAGGGTTGCGTGTAGAAAGCAAGACCACTAACCGGTCTTTCCTCCGTGATAAGAAGGGTAACCTCGTGTCGGAGCGCAGCAAACGGGAACGTAAGAAGTAACCACGAAGGAGCAGTCGTGCAGGTAATAGATAACAGGGCGCTGCTAGTTACAGCGCCGAACGCACATACTATACCCAATCATATAGCGCAAAGCGCTGTCGTTGAAGGCGGAGCTGTAGCCGTACACTGGGGGCTACCCGAGGCTACGCAGCTAGCTAAGCTTGGGTTCGACGGCGTGCCGTCCCCGATGCTACGCGACTACCAGTGGACTGGTAAGTACAAGCCCTTTGACCACCAGAAGGTTACCTCATCATTTCTTTCGCTCCGCAAACGCGCATTCTGCTTTAACGAGCAGGGTACAGGCAAGACAGCCAGCGTGATATGGACTGCCGACTACCTGATGAAGAAGGGCAAGATTAAGCGCGTACTGGTGCTATGCCCACTGTCGATCATGAAGTCAGCTTGGCAACGTGACTTGTTCACCTTTGCTATGCACCGCTCGTGTAGCGTAGCACATGGCGCGGCCCCCCAACGCAAGAAGATTATCGAAGCAGGAGCAGAGTTCGTCATTATTAACTTTGACGGGCTGGCTATCGTCAAGGACGAGATAATCGCAGGTGGCTTTGACCTTATCGTAGTAGACGAGGCGAATGCATATAAGAACGTGTCCACCAACCGCTGGAAGATGTTCGATAAGATTATGCAAGCCACAGACCCATGGCTTTGGATGATGACGGGTACACCCGCTGCCCAGTCTCCCATAGATGCTTACGGGTTAGCTAAGCTGGTTAACCCAGAAGGTTGCCCTAAATACTACACTGAGTTCCGTGCGACCATTATGCACAAGGTTACGCACTTCAAGTGGGCACCGAAGCCCCATGCGTCTGACTATGTACATAACATACTACAGCCAGCCATTCGGTTCGAGAAGAAAGACTGCCTTGACCTACCTGAAGTGACGCACGTGTCTCGGGAGGCTCCGCTAACAACGCAGCAGAACAAGTACTACAAGATGCTAAAAGAGCAGTTGTTGATTGAGACAGCGGGCGAGGAAGTTAGCGCAGTCAACGCGGCTACGCAGATAAACAAGCTGCTACAAATAAGCGGCGGCGCAGTCTACACGGATACTGGCGAGGTGCTAGAGTTCGATGTGTCCAACCGTATTAACGTGGTACTAGAGGTTATTGAAGAAGCTAGCCACAAGGTGCTTGTCTTCGTGCCGTTCACTCACACTATTGAGATACTACGGGCTAAGCTTGAGAAGGCAGGTATATCGTGTGCTGTCATCAACGGTAAGGTATCACTGAATAAGCGCAGCGACATCATCGAACGGTTCCAGACCCAGAAAAACCCGCACGTTTTAATCATCCAGCCACAAGCTGCCAGCCATGGTCTTACGCTCACAGAGGCAGATACTATCATCTGGTATGCGCCAGTAACCAGCGTGGAAACCTACTTGCAAGCTAACGCACGTATCGACCGTCCCGGCCAGAAGAACAACATGACCATCGTGCACATCAAAGGCAGTCCAGTGGAGGAGCGGCTGTACAGCATGCTCAAAAATAATATCACCAACCACAAGAAACTTATTGACTTGTACAAGGAAGTTATGGAAATATAGTATTTGACATTGTCAAAGCTTGGTGGTAGCCAACAATAACCAAAGCACCACCTCAACGAAGGAGCAGAATATGGAAGACTTACCAGTAGATAAGCTTGTCCGTGTCTATCGCAAGATACGCGATGCCGTACAAGAAAAAGAAGATGCCCACAAAGCCGAGATAGCAGAGCTTAAGGAGCAGATGGACCTTATTAGCGCTAGGTTGCTAGAGGTCTGCAATACACAGAACGTCGATAGCTTACGTACCAAAGAAGGTACGATAACAAGACGCGCTGCTACCCGTTACTGGACGAGTGACTGGGGTTCTATGTACAAGTTCCTCAAAGAGCATGATGTTATGCATCTGCTTGAGCAGCGCATACACAATGGCAACATGCGTAATTACCTAGAGGAGAACCCCGATAGCCTACCTATCGGCCTCAATGCAGATACTAAGTATGTGCTTTCGGTTCGTAAACCAACAACCAAGTGAGAGAAACAATGACCAATTTGACTATTTTTAAGAACCCTAATGCTGTCGCAGTAGCACTACCACCATCGAAGATGGGTACGCAGATTGCTTCGGGCATGGGCGGCTATAACCGCATTGCAACCAACACCAACGGCACGTTCAAGCGCATCGTAAATGGTGAGCAGGTGGGTAAAGCTATCCGTGGTGAGTTCAACGCAATCATCCTTGCTATGCTGGATAAGCCTAGCCGTAGCTTCTACGCTAAGGACTATGACCCAGACGCTAAGGGTAGTGCACCTGACTGCTTTTCTAACCTAGGTGACAAGCCGGAATCATCTGCTTCCGACCGCCAAGCCAACAACTGCGCTAGCTGCCCTAAGAACATAGAAGGTTCGGGTAAGCTAGGTAAGGGTAAGGCATGCCGCTTTAGCCGCAAGGTCGCATTGTTCCTAGATGGTGATGACTCCGGTGACGTATACCAGTTCAACATCCCCGCTAAGTCGCTATTCGGCAAGACCACTGGTAACGTTCTGCCGTTTGAGCAGTACTGCCGCCACCTAGTGTCGAACCAAGCAGCACCTGACCGCGTTGTGACCACGGTTGCCTACAACCTTGACGCAGAAACGATGGAGCTTACCTTCACCGCTGACCGGTTTATTGACCTAGACGAGCTGGCGCGTGTAAATGAAGCACAAAATAATCCTGCCACTACGCGCTTGATTAGCTTTGACGTAGTTAAGACCGAGGCCGCTGCACCTGCAGACGAACCCGAAGCAGAGCCTGTCAAGCTTGTAACCAAGAGCAGCCCTAAAAAGCCATCCTTCATGGACGACGATGGTGAGGACGAGGAAGAAGCACTGCCAGAACCAGTTAAGCGCGCTTCCAAGAAGACCACTACTGCCACACCTACTGGCAAACTTGCTAATGTGGTTAGCGAATGGGGCGACGAAGACGAAGAAGAAGACGACTGATGAGCGGCGGCTATAGCCTACGCATACAAGAGGCGAACTCTAGGGCGAGCAAACACAAGTTGGGTGTTCGTCTTGGTAGGCTCTGTATTGCGCAGGACATCCCCGTAGCTGTGGTAGCTAAGTGTACAGGCGTAACAAGGCAGACGGTGTATAACTGGTTCTGCGGGACTTCGGTTCCGCATGGTACTACCACGGCCCTTATATCTTCGTACATGGCAAGTCTGGAGAGTTCTACCTCCTAGTGGGGTAGAACATTTTTCTTTTAGGAACGGGCTTGTGAGTTGCCCAATGGAGCGGTGTCTGCGTGGCATAGGATTTTGACCTTTTAACAGCGGTGCAGCCCGAAGAGGGTTGGTACGCTATCGTCGGGCTAGGCCCCGACAGCAAGCAACAGAAGTTAGTAGAGACACGTGAAGAAGCCGACGAATGGGCCAAGACATTTTTAAACCAAGGGAAGAACGTATTTTTTGGTGTAGCTAAGTATACAGACGGTAAGAGCAGGAAGAAAGAAAACGTCAAGGCACTTAAGTCACTTTGGCTAGACATAGATTGCGGGCCAGAGAAGGACTACGATACGCAGGAAGAAGGGATAGATGCCCTTCGCAAGTTCTGTAAGACAGTCGGTATGCCCAAGCCTACCCTAGTTAATTCTGGGCGCGGTCTGCACGTATACTGGACGTTGACCGAAGAAGTTACACGCGAGGAGTGGGAACCAGTCTGCACAAGGCTGAAGGAAGTCTGCACCATCAAAGAGCTACGTGTAGATAACAGTTGTTTTGAAGCAGCGCGTATCCTGCGTATCCCTAACACATTTAACTTTAAGGGTACGGACCCACTTCGGGTTGAAGTCATAACGGTTGGTAAGCCGACACCCATACAGGACATACGTGAACTGTTAGGGGTGAAGGAGGTGAAGGAAACCAAGGCGTCACTGTTCGGTGACATGCCCATATTCGCACCCAGCCCGTTATCTAAGATGATACGTGCCAACATGGAGTCGAGCTTCACTAAGATTATGATGCGCGGTGCAAACGGGTGCAGACAGCTTAACGCTAGTTACGAAGACCGCAGGGAAATATCTGAACCACGTTGGTTTGCTGCGTTATCAATCGCCAAGTTCTGTAAGGACCGTGATAAGGCAATACACAAGCTATCCGCAGACCACCCTGACTATGACGCTGACAAGGTTGAGCAGAAGGTTACGCACATAGTCGGGCCACACACTTGTGCAGAGTTCGAGAAACACAACCCCGGCGGGTGCACAGGATGCCCGCACATTGGTAAGATACGCTCTCCTATTACACTAGGTAAAGAACTCAAGGAGGCAACTCCCGAGGACAACGTGGTTATAGAGGAGACCCAAGTCGGTGCAGTCAAATACCATATACCCGAGTTCCCCTTCCCCTACGTACGGGGCAAGCATGGTGGCGTGTGGCGCAAAGTTGTGCCGAAAGACGAAGAAGAAGGCGTCGAGGATGTTGTATTGGTGTACCCGTACGACATATATGTAGCCAAGCGTATGGATGACCCAGTTGAGGGGGGTGTGGCCCTTATCCGGTTACATAGCCCACAGGACGGGGTCGCAGAGTTCACAGTGCATAACTCTAAGGTGATGGACGGCAACGAGCTTAAGAAGCTTCTCGCTGCTAAACATGTGATGGTTAGCTCAAAGGCCGACTATGCGTACCTAGTAGACTATATAATCAAATCAATAGCTCAGTATTTTCACAACACAAAGGTAGAACAAATGCGAAATCAATTTGGATGGGTAGATAACGACAGCAAGTTTATTGTGGGTGACCGCGAGATAAGCGCAGAGGGGACGTACCATAGTCCACCGTCGTCGGTTACTAAAGTATTAGCCACGCACATGACATCTAAGGGTACGATGGAGAAGTGGAGGGAAGTGTTTGACCTGTACGGACGTCCGGGCCTTGAGGGGCATGCGTTTGCAGCAGCTACCGCCTTCGGTGCACCTCTCTTGCGCTTCTCTGGTCAGCGTGGGGCAATCATTAACGTGGTGCACCCCAAGTCAGGCACGGGTAAGACTACGGCCCTACAGATGACTAACAGTGTATATGGTGACCCCGTAGCGCTTTGTGCCAAGAAGGACGACACGTTTAACTCAAAGGTGTTTAAGTTGGGTGTCTTCTGTAACCTGCCTATCTGCTTCGATGAAATGTCGAACACAGAGCCTAAACAACTAAGTGAACTCGCTTACTTGATTACACAAGGTACAGGTAAGGATCGCATGAAAGCATCTTCCAACGAACTTCGTATGAACCTGACATCGTGGCAGACCATCGCACTGTGCTCGTCTAATCACTCGTTCTACGAAAAGCTGGAGCTTGCTAAAGGGTCGCCTGATGGTGAAACCATGCGCATAATCGAATACAGCATCGACTATTCTGACGCGATTGACATCGAATATGGCAAGAAGATGTTCGACCACCAGTTGCTTGAGAACTATGGGCATGCAGGTGACATCTATGCTCGGTACCTGATTACGCACTATGACGAGGTGAAAGCGCTTTATGCTACGGTCCAACAGCGCATCGACTCTAAGCTCAAGCTAACACAGCGTGAGCGGTTCTGGTCGGCAACGGCTGCGGCTAACATAACGGGTATCTACATCGCCTTGCATCTGGGCCTGTGTAGCTGGGACATTGCTGCTATCTTTAAGTGGACATGCAAGATGATACTCAATCTGCGCAACACAATGACCCCACCACCCGAAGGCGACCAGCAGTTACTGGGTGAGTTCATGAACGCCCGTTTGAGTAACATCCTTATAATTGAGGACGGGATAGACCGCCGCAGCAAGATGGTATCCGTGCCGCAGTTAGAGCCAAAGCTAGAACTTATGATACGCTACGAGCCTGACACAGCTAAAGTCTATATAACCGCTAGTTCGTTCCGTGAGTATTGTGGGGCACGTAACATTGCCTATCGCTCGGTGCTTAATGCCATGAAGGCCAAAGGTCTGCACCTTGGTTCAGAAAACAAACGTATGTCAAAGGGCATGAAGGTTAATACGCAGCCCGTACAGGCACTGATTTTTGACGGCGACCATCCAGACTTTGGTGGTATTTCGAACCTGTTCAATAACGCAATCACGGCTATGAAGCCTGACGCCAACGAAGAGTGAAGGTAGCTGGGGTCAGCTACGATATTAACTGGCGCGCCTTTACCAAGGGTGCGTCCCTGTTCTTCCCGTGCCTAGACCCTAAAGCTGCCAAGAAGGAAATACGCCCTGTATTACGTAGGTTAAAGCTAAAGGTAGTGTACCGAAACGTAATAGATACTAAATCTGGTATTAGGGGTTTACGTATCTGGCGAATGTGACTATGCATGACACCGGAAGCTGCTCCTTCCGTTTGGTTGATACTACCCCCGCTGGCTCACTCCGGCGGGGGTTTTTTATGGGCGGAACTTTTCTGCCATGCTAATATCCTTACCTGCAGTCTTCTTCTCAAGCCGCATACCTTGCACTGTGCGGCCCCGTACATCTGAACGACCCTTGAGTGACCGCATGATGGTTTCTTCAGTAATTATGAAGCTTGGGTCTGGGTAAGTACGGTTGAACGGGGTAATCTCGTCAGCGATAAACTCCTGTAGCTCCGCTTTAGAAGTAATATCACCTTCACGTATTTTCCTATCCAAGGTAGATAGCAGCTGAGTCTTCTCTGCTTTTATTTTCTTGTCGTTCTTACCACGAGTAATGTAGTAGTCCTGCCACCGAGCAAGTTTCAGCGGGCGAAAACCTGATATCGTGCGGAACGTATCCAATGCAGTGATATCGTTCTTGTCGATGATAACGTCACCCTTACGGCTGACAACGCCTTCGGCTTCCCCCTGCTCCGCTGCTACCCATGAGCGGATAAACGCGGGAGCCATCTTCTTGATACCACCATACATATCGCCTTCGGCAAAGTTATCCTTTGCATTGAACGCCTGAATAAGCATTTGCCCACCTGCTACGTTAGCCAGTAGTGTTTTTATTATGCTATCACCGGTAGAGTCACCCGCAACTGCTTCGCGGAACCACATGTTCTTGAGGTCAAGCGATGTACGGCTAGATACTTCGGTGTTCGACAAAGCGCCAACTGGACCATGTATGAGAATATCTGCCAGCGATACATCGCCAATCGCAGGTTCTCCAAACTTATCCATTAGCCAGCCACGGAACATAATGTCGGAGTCGTAGGCAATACGTGGGTCAAGGCCCATAAGCTTGCGCACATCCTCATCATCTTCTTCGTCGAAGCTTTCAGATAGCGCCAACGCCATAACCGAGTAGAGCGGCATACCGAGAAGGCCACCAAACACACCCGACATCATAAGGACGCCGCCTAGCTCCGTCATAGCCCCAGCACGTGCAGCTTTTGCTTCTGGTGAAGCTCCGGGATACAACCCACGCCCAATATCCCGCATCGCACCCACTAAGAACTTAGTCTGCAGGATGGGGTGCATCTTGAAGAGGAACAGTGCGCGAGACACATCGTTCTTCATTATACGTGAGCGTTCCCAGTTGGAATAGTCACCCAGTGTATCGCGTACGGTGTTCAGAGCAGTAGTAACGGCCTTATCAAACACCACCTTCTCAGGTGCGCCGGGGTTCTTAGCCGACTCTGCCTTGTACGCTAACTCAAACGCCATGAAGTAGGCTGCTTGACGCGAGATGTTTTCCATACCTTGGAACATGACGCCCATGGCTTTACCTGTTACAGCAGCAGTTTCGGCAACGGTGCGCGCCGCACCCGTACGGTGCTTTTGTCCTGTTTCCCGCTCGTTCTGTATTAGAGTATCCTGCACCGTCTCAAGGACGTTGCGTTCCATACCCGCTGCCAGTGCCCTGCGTAGAAGTTTGCCTTCTTTGGTATCGGCGCTAACTAATTTCGAGCTTAGTATGTTAGGCATCAGGACATCAAGCGAGTCGCCTACACCTGCTATACCCGTGCGGGTACTCTGCACCTTAGCTTTGCCTAGGGTGTTCCATATCTTCATGTACTTCAACCACATACGGGTGCCTTCTTTGTACCCGTAATCCCGCCACAGGCGGGGCACCACACGTATCGGTATGGAAGTAAGCTGCAGCATAGCCGTAGCTGGTGCTGTCAGGTAGTAGAAGTAAGACGCACGGTTAAGGGCGTTAATAAACGAACTCTGCGGGCTTGGATTTAGCTCGTCTTCAGCCCGTTGTTCTAGTTCATATATAGCAGCTTTAAGCCTAGCCTGCTCTGTAGTTGGGCGGCTACCTACGCTATCCCGTGCTTCTTCGGTCTTTAGACGTATGTCCCCGGCGTAAGCTAGCTTGCTTAGTTGGTTAGCATAGCTGCTCGCTTGCGATGCAAAGTTCTGCAGGATATCCTGCTGGAACCCGACTACCTCTTGAGCATGCATGAACCGGCGGCGTACTGACCGTTCGGGGGTAGATAGCAACCATGTCTGGTAGATGCTGTCCGTCAGGTCTTTGAAGTCGCTGGCACCTAGTACACCACTTGAAGCAAACTCGGCCTTGGCTTTACCCACTAGGTCAAATATCTTCTTCATCATCTGGTCGTCAGTTTTTAATTCTTCCTGCAGCGCAGCAACATCGTACCCTATAGTAAGTACCCCATCATTTTTTTCAGGGTCTATACCTAAACGTTTAGCTATCGCTCTCTTCGCAGCTATTTGCTGCTTAGCAGTTTCGAACTGGTAGAACTCACGCTCCCGCGAGCCGTCCTTGGCAGCGGATACACGTATGTAGTATTTACCTGCCCGCATGAACGGGAAGTAATCTTTGGTGAACAAGCTTGAGTCTAGGTTGTAGAATATGTCGCCGCCCTTCTTAGCTTCATCGGGGTTCATAACTTCCCGCATCATATCTGCACGTAGGTCACGCAGACGCTTGGCTTCTTTAGTACCGGCGATAGACGCAATGCGACCGTCTAGTAGTGCAAGCTCGGCTTCGAACATATCTTTGTAGTAGGAACGTATTTCCTTATACAGCTTGTGTCCGTTCTTAAGCTTACCTAGCTTGTCCCACAAAGCATGTGTGTCGCGGATACGACGGGTAAGTTCCGCTATCTGCTTCATCTGGTCACTAGTCTTTTGACCGTCGATAGCCGTCTTAGATAGGTTCGCTACCAACTTCTTCATAGCGGTAGACATAGCTACCTTGTCACCCTTTACGGTGATTGCGTCTTTTCTCTGCATAACCAAGGCTTTTACCTCGGCTATTATACGGGCAGCTAACACCTTATCGTTGGCGTTCTTCAGTATGCGAGCTTCGACCTCCTTCATGGCAGGGTGGTTAGCCAGTGCATCGTCAGCAGACTTGAAGTCGTCGGGTGCCATTTCGTTTATACGGGCAGTGCTCTGCGTCTGTGCCAGTAGCTGGTCTTTATCAGACAGAAGGAACTCATCTAACTCCATACCAATTTGCTCTGCGGCTTTGAGTATGTTGGCCTTCATGGCAACCATCTTCTGCACCAACGTGTCAATCTCACGTATGGTAGGTATATCTGGGCCGAACCAGTTTAAGATACCGGACGTAGGTATAGTTTTTAGCGTAGCCACCAGTGTAGGTGGTGCCATGGCCTCTAGATTATCCTTTAGCCCACCACCCCAGTCTTTCCAGCTATGCCCCTTTACGACCTGTTCTACACCTTCAGCTACGCCGTTAGTGGATGTGGACTTCTGGGTACGACGCATACCGGGGCTTATGCTGGCTTCAGCATTTCCTATTTTCTCTTTGTTCTTCGCAGTAGTCTTGGGACGTGAGTATTTGGGCATGTACTTAGACATGTTAGGTTGAGGTAGTTTGATTGGTTCTGAACCTTCAGGTGCATATGCAGCAAGCTGCTGAGAGTTAAAGTAATCTACCCACTCTTCATCTATGCCTGCGCGACTTGCTGCGTTCACAGCATCTTCAGAACTCATGCTATTAAGTTCGCGGCCAGTATATACACCTAGTTCACGTAAAAATGTTTTAGCTGCATCTGGAGCAGGACGTATACGGTCTCCTCCGCCACGCCAGCCGTTAATATACCGCATGCCTTTGACGAGTGTGCTTTCTTGTGCGCCGTTTACGACACGCTCGTGGCCTGCAACTAATATAGCTTCTACATCCGCATCGCTGATTGCCAGATTGAAACCAAGCTTGCGGGCGTAGTTACGGATAATAGCTGCGATACGATTGAGCATCGTCGGCCTAAGCTGCCCGTTTTCGGACATCTCAGCTAGGACTTCTTCTACAGCCCGCGCTATCTGGTTTTTGTCTTTTGGATATGCTTCTGGGTTAGCAACTAACCATGCATCGGTTTTGTTCCGTATGTTTCCATTACTTTTATATAGTGCAGCCAGAACGCTATCTAGCTCGCCACGGAATAACCGTTCAAGGCCAATGTGTCCAAGGGCTTCATGGAACAGCACCGCCTTAGCGCGCTCTACGGACTCAAGGTTATCGGCAATTAGATACACTGTACCATCAGGGGCCACGAAGCCTTCTGCATTGGTAGCGTTGTCTTGCATCACAGCGCGGCGTACCTTAGCGTCAGCTATGTCGTTAACAGACTGCACTACTGTAACTATAGGTGGACCCTTCCAGACCGACACGATAGCATCTACCGCTGCACGGACTTTAGATACGTCCGTCTTAACTTGGCCCGGTTGCGCTTCGCCCCTACGGTACTTTGATACACGGCTTTCGGCTAGGTCGATTTTGGCTTCGCGTAGCTCCTTACGAGCCGCTACTTCCTGTTGCTTACCTTCCAATAGTGCGTCTTGGATAGCCGATACAAGATTTTCGTCACCATCATTAAGGCCAACTTTACCTATACGTTCTAGGCGACCTAGCTCGTTAACAGCCACTTCAGTAAGGCCGATTGGCAAACGTTCTACAGTAAGACCAACACTATCTTCATATTTTTCACGTGCTGCTTTAAACTTACGCCATCCATCGCTGCCTAGCGGCGCATCGCCAAATGCTTTCCATGCCGCATCCATTTCTGCTTTGGCAGTTGTTTTTGGGCCTTCTAGCGATGGACGAATAGGCCCCTTAAAGCGGGTTTCGACGTCCGACATGTCAAGCTGAAAAGCGTGAATAGCCTTGGTACCGCGACCGTATTTCTCAGAGTATACACGTGCATAGTTTACTGCAGCGGCTACTTCGTCAGAGTTAGTTCTGTCTACTACAAAACCATATAGCCCGTTACCCA